TTGCCAGTTAAACCAATGGCAACGGCCACTCGTTTAAATGCTTTCCCGTGTCCACTCGCGCAATCGTCCACCGCATGAATCGCCTCATGTGCCAGAACGTCAAGCATACGAATGGGATCTGACAACACGGGCGAGATAAATATCTCGTTTACGTTGTCTCTCGATTGCTTGCGCGTCCAACATTCTCCAATTCTCTTTCGTGCGCTACCGCCACCGGGAAAACCTACACTTACTCTCGCATCGTGTGGAATCGTGGCGTTTGCTTTCTCTGCAAAGATCGGGCGCATTTTTTCAAGTGCGGCGTTTAACCATTGTTCGCGGTTCATTGTGCTATCTCCGGTGTAATTATTGACTAATGAGTTTTCCAGACTGTCCGCGTGTCATCGCGTGTCGGAATATCGCGCTAGGCGTGAAATCGGGGGAAAACAGGATTACTTGCGCGAGATCACGGTAATCATTTGTTTCGGGTTTATTGTCGGGAACAAAAATCCAGCCGCCCGTCCCGTTTTCGTATCGGTACAGCATCGCGTCATCTAACGTGTTGAACAGTTTAATCGTGAGCATCTGTGCTATCTCCATCTGTTTAGTTATCGAACGACTACAGAATAACGCAAGCCGGTTGAATTGTCACGTTTAAATAGTGTCATCCGTTGCTATGCAATTTTGACCAGTAATTCGGCGCGACAATGCGCGAATGGGCGCATGGCCTAGGGTCCCTCGCAGGTAGTCGCGACAGGTAGCGAATCGGCGGGCGGTGGCGGGCGGGCGGGCGCGGATTTTGGGGGGGCGGGGTACGGGTCCCATACACACATATCACCCCCGCGCACTACTCCCACTTTCGGACGCAACCCCCTTGTGGTACCTTCTGTACATGCTTTACACAGGTGCCGCCCCCCTCCCCCGCCACACGTATGCGTATGTGGAGCCGAATGCTCTAGGGACCCCCGACTGGCTGCGGGTTGCATGGTTTGGCATCGTGAGTCACCCGGGTCGCACTTGGGGATGCCATGTGATGCTGGAATGCGGAGCGGTATACCGGAACGTGCCGTTGCACAAGATGGCGCATTTCCCCACACAAACACGCTGGGACCCCGCCGACGCACAGACTTGGGATTGTTATGGCATTCACTTCAGCGTGCTGGAGTATCCCTTTCTTGAAGGGACCCGTATCAAGACCCGGCTGCGGTCTAAGCTGGAATGCGCAGGCACGTACCTATTCACCGCGATCCCAATGCTGGATGGCTTTAGTGCGGAGCCTGAGCAGAGCAAAGAGTTTTACTTCATCAAACTGGACAACGGGCGCTTTACGGCGCAACCTACGAATCATTTGTTAGTCCAAGACAAATCGTTTATTACGGCTTCGGATTGGCCGAAGCTCAAGCGACAGACTGAAACGTGGAGTGTGGACGGACATGGCAACGAAATCCAAAGTTAACGCAGCGGGCAATTACACAAAGCCCGAGATGCGCAAGAAGCTCTTCAATCAGATCAAGGCTAAAGCAACGCACGGCACGGCAGCGGGGCAATGGAGCGGGCGTAAAGCACAGCTTCTAGCCAAAGAATATAAAGCCCGTGGCGGTTCTTACAAGGACTAACCCATGCGTGCACCTCAGAAATCTTTGAAGGACTGGACCGCGCAGGACTGGCGCACAAAGTCGGGCAAGCCCTCGTCTAAAACGGGCGAGCGGTATCTGCCCGCTGCGGCAATTAAGTCGCTGACTCCGCAGGAATACGCGGCCACGACAAGGGCTAAGCGCGAGGGCAAGGCAAAGGGCCAGCAGTTTGTGAAACAGCCGAAGTCCATAGCCAAGAAGACCTCGCGTTATCGCTAACATGACCGCTCAGGGACCCCCCCCCACCCCACCCCCGGCTACTCCGCCTACGGCTTTGCCTCAACAAGAGCCGATTAGTCCCAAGCGCAAGAAGATCCTTGAGGATCTGAACAAGCTTACGACGGAAGAATTGATTGCGCTGAATGCGCATACGGAGTGGGTGGGTAAAAGACACAAACATCAGGCTCCGCCGCCGGGTAAGTGGACCATTTGGCTCATGCTTGCGGGTCGTGGTGCGGGTAAAACCCGTGCGGCAGCGGAGTGGCTGTGGTTTCAGGCGTATCAAAAGCCCGAAAGCCGGTGGCTTGTGAGTGCGCCGACCTCTGCGGACGTACGTGATACGTGTTTTGAGGGTGATTCGGGGTTGATGAGTGTGATTCCAGAGCGTGTGGTGAAGGAATACAACCGTTCGCTTTCGGAAATTGTGCTCAAGAACGGCTCGCTCATCAAAGGAATCAGCGCCGAAACGCCAGATCGGCTTCGCGGTGGTCAGTGGCACGGCGCATGGTGCCACCCAGCAGGGACCCCGGTCTTGATGGCAGACGGCAGCGAGAAGCAAATTGAGCAGATCCAAGCAGGCGATGTTGTTCAAACTCGCTTTGGACCGCATTCAGTTACGGCAGCGGGGCTGAGTGGTAATACCGCAGATTGGATAACGATTACTTACGGTAACGGGCACACTCTGACGGCAACGGCTGATCATCCGGTGTTGCTCAATGGCACGTTTAAGCCGATTGTTGAAGCAAAAATTGGCGACGAGGTAACAACATTAAAGGGCAGCGCCAAAATTATTCAATGGGTGAAAACCCCGGCACATGAACAGGTCTATAACCTGACTGTTGATGCGGTAAACGAGTACGTTGCAGGCGGTGTTGTGGTGCATAACTGCGACGAGCTGGCTGCGTGGCAGTACGATCAAGAGGCGTGGGACATGATTATGTTTGCGCTGCGCCTTGGAAAGCACCCAAGAATCGTGGCAACGACGACGCCGAAGCCGAAAGCGTTGATTCGGGAGCTGATTGAGCGCGACGGCGACGATGTGGCGGTCGTTCGGGCGTCTACGTACGAAAATATTGCGAATTTGGCCCCGACTTTTCAGCAACAGCTGCTCAAATTTGAAGGCACAACGCTCGGACGGCAGGAAATTCACGCCGAAGTGCTAAATCCCGAGGAGCAAGGGATCATCAAGCGCAACTGGATCAAGTTGTGGCCTGCGAAAAAGCCCTTGCCGGTGTTTGAACACATCGTGATGAGCATGGACACGGCCTTTACCGAGCAGACGCGGGATAAGAAGACCTCCGATGCCGACCCGAGTGCGTGCGTGGTGTTGGGTTTGTTCTATAACGAGGACAAACCGAACATTATGCTGCTTGATTGTTGGGAAGACCGGCTAGGAATGCCGGATTTGATCAAGCGCGTGCACAAAGAGCGTGAGGTGTACTACGGCGACGACAGTCAGAGGCCGCTGATTAAGCCGATGATTGGCCCGTCACGGCAGATGGGAACAGGCCGTAAGCCCGATACCATCGTGATTGAAGACAAGGGCAGCGGAATCTCACTTCGGCAGATGTTGGCGCGGGAAAATATCTTGGCGCATGCGTACAACCCGGGCAAAGCAAGCAAACTCACCCGTCTTCACATGGTTTCGCACTTGTTTGCGGGTGGGATGGTGTGGTTTGTGGAATCTGAGAAGCGCAAGGGGCAGATTCGCTCGTGGGCGGAGCCGTTGCTCTATCAACTCTGCGCCTTTAGCGGCGAAGGCAGCATCCGGCACGATGACTTGATGGACGCTTGCACCCAAGGTTTACGTTTCCTTGCGGATAAAGATATGATAAGCGTGAGTAAGCCTAAGCCGTTGCAGCCGAGGCTCATTGTTAATTCCCGTCCGAGGATGAACCCTTATGGCGTCTGAGAACGAGCCGCTTGACGAAGCCCAAGAAGAACTTGGGGAGATGTTGGAGCTACCTGAGGATGAGATTGCCGAGGTAGAGGACACCGAAGACGGCGGCGCGATTGTGCGTCTGGAAGAGGAATCTGCCCCGGCTGCGGATTCTGAGTTTTACGCGAACCTTGCCGAGTCCATGCCCGAGCGGGAAATGGATCAGATTGCGCAGGATTTGCTGGGTCAGATTGCCAAGGACAAGGAAGCGCGGTCAAAGCGTGATGAGCAGTATGAAGAGGGATTACGACGGACGGGACTTGGAGATGATGCACCGGGCGGCGCTTCGTTTCAGGGCGCAAGTAAAGTCGTGCACCCAATGCTCACCGAAGTCTGCGTGGACTTCTCCGCCCGAGCCGTCAAAGAGCTTTTCCCTCCTGAGGGTCCTGCAAAGGATTACATCTTTGGCACGCCAACCGCTGAAAAGGTAGCGAAGGCGGAGCGTAAGACCAAGTATCTCAATTGGCAGTTGACGCAGCAGATGCCCGAGTTCCGGGCGGAGTTGGAGCAGCTTTTAACGCAAGTGCCGCTTGGTGGCGCTCAGTATTTGAAGCTCAGTTGGGATTCCAACAAGAAGCGTCCGACGCCTCTTTTTATTGCGATTGACGATATTTACCTCCCCTTTGCGGCGACGAACTTTTACTCCGCTGAGCGCAAGACGCACGTTCAATACGTGACAGAGATTGAGTATCTCCAGCGCGTGCGTTCGGGGATGTATCGGGATGTGGATCTTCCGCTGGCATCGGTTGAGCCGGAATACTCCAAGTCTGAGACGGCGAACAACAAAATCGAAGGCCGCAACTCCAACGCCTACAACGACGATGGGCTGCGTACGATCTTTGAGATCTATGTCATTGCCGATTTGGAAGACGAGTACGGTTTAGCGCCGTACATTGTGTCGGTCGATAAGATCACCGGCAAAGTTTTGAGCATCTACCGCAACTGGCGCGAAGAAGACGAGACGCTGGAGGAAATGCAGTGGATCATTGAGTTCCCCTTCGTCCCGTGGCGTGGTGCGTACCCCATCGGCATCCCGCAGATGATTGGCGGTATCTCGGCAGCGGCGACGGGTGCGCTGCGTGCATTGCTTGACTCTGCCCACATTGCCAACTTCCCCGGCATGCTCAAGCTCAAGGGCGGTCGCGAAGGCGGTCAGTCCGAGCGTATTGATCCAACGGAAGTAAAGGAGATTGAAGGCGGCGCATTTAGCGATGACATTCGCAAGATTGCGATGCCGATTCCGTTTAATCAGCCCTCGCAAACTTTGATGGCGTTGCTGGGCTTCTTGGTTGAAGCCGGTAAGGGTGTTGTTCGTACAACGCTAGAAGATATTTCTGAAAACCAAGGCAACATGCCGGTCGGGACTCAGCTTGCCCGTATTGAGCAGGGCATGGCGGTGTTCTCTGCCATTCATGCGCGACTGCATGATGCGATGGGCCGCACCCTCAAAGTACTGCACCGGCTCAACCAGATGTATTTGGAGGACGAGGAGGTCAAGGACGAGACGGGCGAGTTGCTCGTTAAGCGATCTGACTTTGACGGCCCGATGGATGTGGTGCCGGTTTCGGACCCCAACATTTTCTCCGAAGCCCAGCGTTATGCTCAGGTTCAGGCGATTGCTCAGCGTGCGATTGCTTTGCCGCAGGTTTATGACATTCGCAAGGTTGAAGAGCGCATTCTGAAACAACTGCGTGTGCCCAACGCAAAAGAATTGTTGGTGCCCGCTCCAACGCCCAAGGAGTTAAATGCCGTCAATGAAAACGTGGCTGCAACGCTTGGGCGTCCAATATCGGCGTTCCCAGAACAAGATCATCTTGCGCATATCCAAGTTCACTTGGATTATCTCACGAGCCCCGTTCTGGGTTCTTCTATGCTCATGTCGGGAACGTTTATCCCCACGATTCTTAATCACATCAAGGAGCATATCGCTCTTTGGTACGCGAACCATATATTTGAAGTGGCCTCGGATGCTGCGGGGCGTAGCATTACAGAGTTCCAGAAAGTGAACGATAAAGAGGTCAAAAAATCATTTGACCAAATGTTGGCAGCGGCATCTCAGCGTGTGGTGCCTGACGCATCACAAGCTTTTGGTGCAATTCCGCAGATCGTTCAGCAGGCGATTGGCATACTCCAGCAGATGCAGGGCATGAACGCGCCGCAAGATCCGAAAGCCGCTGCTCAAATGGCCGAGGTACAGCGCAAGACGGCAGCGGATCAGGCCAACATTCAAGTCAAGCAGGCCGAGTTGCAATTGGCGCAGGCCAAGCTTCAGCGCGAAGAGCTTCAAACTCAGCAGCGTCAGCAAGACAACTTGCAGCGTGAGATGCTCAAACAGGAGCGACTTGATAAGCGTCAAGCGGCGGAACTTAACGTCAAGTTGGTTACGAACCGCGAAGACAACGATACGGCTAAGCAGATTGCTGCGATGGAAGCCATTACGGGTGAAAAGGTCGGTGTTTCAACAGGTACGGGTATCAATCCATAGGGGTGATTTATGGCTGACAATTACATGAACCAACACAAGATGATGGCCATGGGTATGGCTGTCAGTGGACAGAAAATGGTCAATGGTG